TTCCTGAAAATGAAAGAGGAAATGCAATAATGCCTACCCCGATTACACCGGCGATGATCACCGCCCTGATGACGGGCTACCGTTCTGATTTTCAGGCCGGGATGTCCATGGCCCCGTCGCAGTACAAAAAAATTGCGATGACCGTGCCCTCCACCTCGAAATCCAACACCTACGGCTGGCTGGGGCAGTTCCCGCAGTTCCGTGAGTGGATCGGCTCCCGCGTCATCGAGAAGATGAAGGCCTATGGCTATGCCATCGTGAACAAAACCTTTGAAGGCACCGTCGCCATTAACCGCGATGACTTCGAAGACGATAACCTCGGTATTTATTCCCCGTTGTTCCAGGAGATGGGGCGCGCTGCTGCGGCACAACCGGATGAACTAGTCTTTGCTGCTCTTCGTGACGGGATTAATGCGGCCTGCTATGACGGCCAGAACTTCTTTGATACCGAACATCCTGTTTACCCCAAAGTGGATGGCTCCGGGGATGCGCAGATGGTCAGCAATATGTTTGTGGCAAAAACCGGCTCTGTCGGTGCACAGGCGGATTACAGCGGTCCTGCCTGGTATCTGCTCGACTGTTCACGCGCAATCAAACCGCTGATTTATCAGGATCGCCGTAAGGCTGAACTGGTTGCCCAGACCAAAGTCGATGAAGGTCGCGCATTCACCGATAACGAATTTGTGTTCGGTGCTTCCGCCCGTCGCAATGTGGGCTACGGCTTCTGGCAGATGGCCTACATGATGCAGTCACCGCTGACGCTGGATGCACTGTGGCACGGCTGGTCAGCCATGCGCGAATTTACCGCTGACGGTGGCCGCAAACTCGGCATCAAACCCACCCATATTGTTGTCCCCACCTCGCTGGAAAAACAGGCGGTGCAGCTGCTGGAGCGTGAACTGTTCGCAGACGGAAACGCAACCGTCTCTAACGAGATGAAGGGCAAGCTGGAGCTGGTTGTCGCGGATTATCTGTAAACGGTGAGCCGGGTTTACGGCCCGGCCCCTGCGGAGGGCAAATATGAATGAACATCACACTGTGGCAGCAACAGATGATTCAGGTCTTCAGGTCAGTGGTGACAATTCTGTCACGGTGCTGGCAGAAGTGCGTTGCAGTCGTTCGGCGTTTCGTCGTGCGGGGTTCCTGTTCACGCGTGGACGTCAGCAGGTTGAGGTCACCCCGGAGCAGCTTGCCCGACTGGAGGCGGAGCCATGCCTCACTGTGCGAATACTACAGACGCCTGCTGATGATGCGGGGAGCGTGGCGGGTGTGGTTCATGCAGTGGCCGGTACAGATTTAGCCGAAGCCGAAGCCGAAGCCGAAGCCGGACAGGATGCTCCCCGGAAAAAGACCGGTAACAAAGCGAAACAGGCGAAAAAGGCCCACGCATGAATTACGCCACTGAAACCGATATGCGGGCGCGTTACCGCGAGGATTTGCTCAGGCCGTTACTGGCAGTGCCCCGTTCGGATGAGCCGGACACGCGCAAGCTGAACCGGGCGCTGACAGATGCGTCAGCCCTTATCGACAGCTATCTGTCCGCCCGTTACACGCTGCCGCTGGAGGTTATTCCGGCAGTTCTTGTTCAGCACTGTTGCGCGATTGCCTTTTATTACCTGTGCGATCAGAGAGCCTCCGATCAGGCGCGTGACCGTTACCGCGAAGCGCTGGCCTAGCTGAAAGATGTCATGAACGGCAATGTGCCGGTCGGTGTGGATACGAACGGTGCGGCCCCTGAATCCGGGGATTTACCACAGGTTCAGTCTGATGCGGCGGTATTCGGGCGCAACCAGAAGGGCTTCATATGATTACGGAAACCGAACAGGCATACATCGCCCGTATCCGTGAGTATTTCGGGAATGAACTTGTGTCTGTTGACACGCATCCCGGCGACTGGAGCGACAGCGTACTGCGCACCATGCTGATTAACGCTCCGGCGATCTACGTTGCCTGGCTGGGTGCCGGTGAAGGCCGTACCCGTGGTCGCCTGGTCAGTCACTGGGTGTTCTACGTCATCGGCGACATGCTCAACGGGCGTGAGGCCAGCCGTCCCGGACTGTATCAGATTGTGGCCCGGCTGATTGCCGTGCTTAACGGCTTCAGAACAGAAAAAACCTCACCGCTTTACTTTGAAAAGGCGGTCAACGGTTACACCGAAACCCAGGCGAACAGTGGGGCCGTGATGTATGCGCTTTATTTCTCCTGCGAGGAAATGATCGCGCCACTGACGGATATCAGCTCGCTGGACGACTTCCTGCGTCATTACGAAACCTTTGTGGAGCCGCCCGGTACGCCGCCGTTTGAGGCACATATTGATTTGCCGGGGAACACGACAACGGCGGTCGAACCGCCGGAGGAACTGTAAATGAAAACCATCTTTATCAAACCCGCGCCGGGACGCCTGATTCGTGATCCCGACACAATGCGCCCGCTGGCACAGGAGGGGGAGGAAAAAACCTTCACGCCGTTCTGGTGTCGGCGTCTTGATGACGGCGATGTCATTCAGGCTGAAAAAGCCGCTGAAGAGGCTCCGGCTGTATCTGCGGATGCAACGACTGCGACAGAAAAACCGGTCGCCCAACCGGCATCCGATAAGGAGAAACCGCAATGATTAATTTTGACGGGATCGGTAATGACCGCCGTATACCGCTGATTGGGGTTGAGTTTAATAACTCCATGGCGGTCACCGGCACCCCGGCACAGCGTCAGTGTGTGCTGCTGTTTGGTCAGGCGAGAATGAAAGAGAATGCTGTGGACGGTACCGGTGTGCTGGATGTTCCGGTCAGGATCACTCGCGCCTCTCAGGCTGTGGAGCTCTGGGGGCGTGGCTCCATGATCGCTCTGATGGTGGCTGAATTTATTGCCATCAATCCTGATGCGGAACTGTATGCTATTGCGCAGGGGGCCGGAACAGGCGGGGCAAATGCCGCCGCCTTTAACCTTACCGGTACGGCTGCGACCGATGGTTTGCTCTGCATCTATATTGGTGGACGACGCTATGCGCTGCCCGTAAAAGCCGGACAAAAAGGAAAAGCTATCATTGATGCGCTTGTTGCCCTGATAAATAAGGATACTGATGCGCCATTCACAGCTGTATCTGCGGTTGTTGATGGCAGTAATGCAGGCGGTCTGAAAGGAAGTATGGGAGTGAGCGCCCGCTTCATTGGTGAATGCTCTGTGCACGATCTGCGCCTGAATTATCACGACGGTGAAACCCTGCCGTCAGGGCTGACGCCCCAGACAGGCTTTCCCTCCTCAAGAGCCCGCAATCCCGATATCACCCGAAGTGTGGCCGGAATGGGGGATCGCCAGTACAACTATGTTGTCATGCCCTACAAGGACGATGCAAACCTGAAAATCATCAGTGATGAACTTCTGAAACGCTGGGGACCGGCCAAAATGTCTGACGGCGTGCTGTGGCTGGCACATACCGGCACGTTTGGTGAGGTGCAGGCATTCGGGGCAAAACGCAATGATTTTCTGGCGACCTGCACATCCATTCCCAAAGCCCCTGAACCGGATTACCTCTGGGCAGCGGCGGTCTGTGCCACCTGTGCACCCTCTCTGGGAGCAGATCCTGCGCGTCCGCTTCAGACGCTGGCGCTTCCGTCACGCATGGCCCCGGCCCCGGCCGATCGTCTGACGCGTGAAGAGCGTAACAGTCTGCTGTGGGGAGGGATTGCCACGGTCAGTGTGGCGGCCGGGGATATGGTTCAGATTGAGCGTCAGGTGACGATGTATCGCCAGAACGTGTACGGCGAAAGTGATCCCAGCTATCTGGATGTGGAAACCATCTACACCCTGTCATATCTGCGTTATTCCCTGCGCACTTTCATCACTCAACGTTTTCCGCGCCATAAACTGGCTGATGACGGGACGCCCGTTCGTGCCGGTCAGAATATCGTGACGCCGGAGATCATGAAGCTTCAGTTAATTTCGCTGGGTGAAGAGTGGGTGGAACTCGGGCTGGTCGAAAATCTGGACACGTTTAAAAAGAATCTGCTTGTGGAGCGTAATACGTCAGATCGAAACCGCCTTGACGTGTTATGCACGCCGGATCTGGTTAACCAGTTCCGCTTCCTGGCAGCACAGATCCGTTTCATTTTGTGAGGTAAGGCATGAGCGGAAAACAGTATCAGGGCACGGCCACCATCCGTGTGAACGGACAGGAGTACGCCACCCTTGAGGGAGCCACGTTCTCCCCGTCCGGCTTTGAGCGTGAAGTGGTGAAAGGCGCGAAAGTCTACGGCTATCGCGAGAAACCCCGTGAGGCGACGCTGGACTGTAAATTTCCGGCTGGCGGAGAAGGTTCACCGGCTGCCGATGAAATCAACACCTGGACTGCGGTCACGATTGAGTTTGTGGCCGATACCGGTGAAGTCCACATGATGACGAAGGCCTGGAGCAGTGAACCGGCCTCGATTGACGGTGGCGGTGATATCTCCGCGAAGTTCGCCAGCGCCACCAGTACCCGTGTCCAGTAATCAGGAAAAATGCAATGACCACACGTAAGAAAAAAACGGCGGTTTCTGACGAGGCCGTGATGGAGGCTATCCGGGATGCACTTGAGGACGGCGATCCCCGCACCGCCGGGCTGGCTGAACAGCTGGTGAACGGCTATGTGGATCTGCTCGACGGCCTGCCGTTCGGTGAATCCCGTGAATACCGCGTCACCTTCCGCGAACTGACGGCGAAAGACAGCATTGATGCGGAGAGTGAGGCCGAGCGTCTTATGGAAACCCGAAACGGTCCGGTTCTGGTGGCCTCTCCGGCACTGCGCGGCATTGCGCTGCTGCGCCGTCAGATTGCCGCTGTCGGCCAGATTGAGGGGCCATTATCTCCGCGTCAGATCGGACAGCTCAGCGAGCGCGATCTCTCCCGTCTGATGGCGGCGGTAAGCCTGCTTGATTCCGCGATGGCAGGAAAGCTGGTCGCTGAACGGGGGCGACCAGATGCAGTGCCGGGATCAGATTGAAGAAGCCGCAATTGTGCTGGGGATGGTGACAAAAAGCGGCCCGGAGTGGGCGCTTAACCTCCCCTTATCGCAGCTTTACCGGCACTGCCGACAGACCGAAAAAATTCTCAGAACGAAGCAGTAACCCATGGCAAAAAACCTGAAAGCCTCCCTGATTGTCGATTTACTCGGCAATATTTCCGCCAAATCCCGCCAGTGGTCACAGGAGCTGGGGGCGTTCTCCCGTTCCGGCAGGACAGGCCTGGGTGGTCTTGGAAATGCAGCCCGCCGGGCCGGTCAGGAAACAGAACTTGTCGGCTCCCGTATGCAGCGAACGCTTGCCGGTGTTCGTGGCAGCATCCGCACGGTAACGTCAGATTTTGACCGCCTGCAGGGCAGCATTACCGGCACCATCGGGCGGATAAGCAACCTTTACGGGATGCTGGCGGGAGGGGCTGCGGTCTACGGTTTTAATAAAGCCTTTATCCGCCCGGCCGCAGAGATGGAGAACTATATTCTGCGTCTCAACGCCATTAATCATGGCGATAAGGCAAAAACGGAAGCAGTGAAAGCCTGGGCAGTACAGAACGCCAAAGACACCACCTGGGGGCTGGCGGGGGTTATGCAGGAATACGCCTCCAGTCGCGGGTTTGGCATGAGTGACAGGGAAGCCCGTCGCTTTATTACCATGCTTCAGGATCAGGGCGGCTATCACGGCTGGTCACTGTCAGATGCACAGGGTGCGTCCCTGCAACTCAAACAGATGTTTGCCCGCCAGAGTATCCAGGCAGCGGACGCCAATATTCTGACCGGATACGGGATTAACGTTTACCAGTTACTGGCCGATAAGCTGGGCGTAAACCAGAAGCTCATCCGTGAGAAAGGCGAAAAAGGAAAACTGGGGCCGGACAGCATTCGCCTGTTATTTCAGGTGATGGCCGAACAGGCAAAAGGTGCCCAGAAAAACGCCATGAATTCCTGGACGGGAATGACGTCCATGATGGGCGACGTCTGGGATCAGTTTGCCCGTGAAGTGATGGCAAAGGGACCGTTTGACAGTCTGAAAAAGAGCCTGAAAGGCTTCCTGGATTATGCTGATGCGGCACAGAAAAGCGGCTTACAGGATAAGCTGGCCACACAGACGGCCTCGGCCCTGAATCAGGGATTCGAGTATGCCAGAGACGCTGCAACCGGCTTTTACCGTGCCATTCAGAAAGTCAGGGAAACGCTTCAGGCACTGCGCGACGCCGGTTATGGCGATGCACTGGATCGTATTGGTCAGGGGGCGCAGACCGCCGCAAAATACCTGATGTATATGTATCTCGCCTCCCGCGCGCTGAAGGTGCTCAGGTTTGCGGGGGCGGGAGCATTACGTCTCGGCGCAACCCCCTTACGCTATGGTATGGCGATGACCTCCGTGCTGACGTCGCCCTTCCGCAAACCGCAGACCACTGTGCCGGGAACGCAGCCCGGACGCGCTGGCCGCTTCCTGAATTTCCTTACCGGGGTAAATCCTGCTGCCGTTCAGCCCGTGCTGGTCACCAACTGGCCTGCGGGTGGCCTGGCCTCAGGCGGCGGGGATGTGGTGGTCAGCGGTGACGGCAAAACCGTGCGCGACCGTAAAAAACGCGGCCCCGGACGCGGGCGGGGTGTCACGACTGTCGTGACCGCCGGTGAGCAGCTGGCGGAGAGCGCCGGTAAACAGGGCTTCTTCGGTCGTATGATGAGCCGTGCCGGTGGTCTGCTTTCGGCGGCCGGAAACCGCATGGGGCTGGGGCGTTTTGCCGGGCTGTTCCGTGGTGCCGGTCGGCTGGGTGGGGGTGCCCTGTGGGCCGGTGCCATGGCGGCTCCTGTACTGCTGGACAGCAGCGCCAGTGCAGCCGATAAAGCCGGTGCCGTGGGTTCCCTTGCCGGAAGTATCGCCGGTGGCGCGCTGGGGGCGGCTGCCGGTCCGGTCGGGGTTGCCATTGGTTCCACAGTGGGCAGCTATCTCGGTGATTATCTGGGGGGCTGGCTGACGCAGGCCTGGCAGAAACTGCGTGGCAGCAGTGACGAAAACGGCGGACAGGCCACCGCGAAAACCGCCGCACGGGTAGAGCTTGTGGCCCCTGAAGGCTGGCGGGCGCGCAGTATTGATGTGGATGATACCGCACAGCATGGCCTGGATGTGAACGTCTGGAACGGAGGGAACTATGGCCTCTACTGACACGCCGGGGCGTGGCTCCTTTCGTGGCGTACCGTTCCTGGTTTATCAGGAGCAGCGGGAACGGGGCGGACGTAACATTGTGCGCCGTGAATACCCACTGCGTGAAAGCGGCGGTGCGGATGATCTGGGGCCAAAACTCCCGGAGTTCACATTCACGGTTCTGGTGACCGGAGACGATCTTCAGACACAGCGAAGCCGCCTGCGTGATGCGCTGCGTGCACCCGGTGCCGGTGAACTGATGCACCCGGATTACGGCACGTTAAACGTGCTGATAAACAGCTTTGAAAGCCGTTATAACGCCAGCGAGCAGGGAACGGTTGAGTTCACGATCAACGTGAT